CCTGTATATCTTCCACGAGTTATAGCACACCCAGATTTTAACGCTCTGTTGACTGTTGGAGGCTTAATATCTAGGGCCGCCCTGAGCTCAGAAATGCTTTGGTATAGTGTTTGCTTACCCTGACCGTCTGAGGCCACCACAGCCTTGCTAACCTTGTCTATGAACCCCTGTGATCTAGGCTTGCCATAGTTAAAGTTCTTTTCACCAGATAGGGACGCACTGATCTTAGCGCGGGTTGATGGAGCCACAAAGTGACCCTGCATTGTCTTGATGCGCTTACTCTTCTCTTCTTCTGTCTGGATACGCGCTTTGCTTGTTTTAGATATTCTGGCCTTAGCTTCTTCAGTATGGGAAAAGGTTTTGCCCCACATAGGATTCTTTTCGCCCACCCACCCCCTAGTAAACGCAATTGCCTCTGTCCCTATGTTGTAGCAATAGTCCTTACCAACATGTTCTTTAAGCCACACTGTTTCAGCAGCTAGTATGTCCACTCCAAGTTCAAGTTCCTCAACCACTACAAACACAAATGCCGCTTCCCCATATTTATTCCATGCAGATTGCAGATGCTTGTTGGCGTGTCTTTGGCTTCTCAACGCCCACCAATGCCTGCGCTTTCTGGCAACAAAGCTAACTGCACTACCTACATAAAACTTATTGTTTAGAACATTGATAATCTTGTATATACCTTGAGTCATTGTGCTCTCCTTATTATCGAGAGCCTATAATACACTAACCAATACTATAACACAAGCCCCAAAACAAAGGGGACCGAAGTCCCCTCTGTAACCCTTACTGCTATTGGGTTGTCAAGCACCCGCGGAACCAAACATACCCAACGGATCCGACCATCCGAACGAATACCGTTCACGCGCCTTGTAGCGAACATTTCCGGTATCGAAATCCCCATCCATAGAGGTACCTAGTGGGGCGCGAATGAAGTGCTTCAGGCCGTTAGGGACATCGGTAGTCAGGAACCAAGCATTGGTATCGGTCAAGAAGTGGTTTACACAGTAACCTTCAGGAATCGAACCATTGTTCTTCAAGGCATTGATGTCGTTGTCGGCAGTGCTAACACGCAATTCTGTTTCCAGAAGACGGGTTGCAACGAACATTAACGCAGGAGGAACAACTAGCTTGCGTGGCTTAGCAGCGATCAACAGACCACGCTCATCAGTCCAAGCAGCGATCTGAATAACGGCGGCTTCCAAAGAAGTCTCGTTCAAATCGGCAGGGGTTGAAGGTTGGTTAGCATTGACGCCACCAGAAACCAATGGATGTGAGGAAGAGAACAATGCAACTCCATCACCACCAATGTAACTTCCGCTAAATCCGTTGTTCAGGACCGCAGCAGCTTTGGTTTCTTTGGTGTAGCTCATAGCACGAGCCAGACCTTTGGTATAACGTGAGGACAAAGTATCGTAGAGGTTATCTTCGATTGCTTCTTCCGTCAGCGAAAAGCCAAGGGCGATGGTTTCGTGGTTGTAACGTGAAGTCCAAGCTTCTTGAGCATTGTCGTAAGCGATGGCTGAGCCTTCGTTCTTGACTGGAGCTGCAGAGAACATTGACAACTTGGTTTCTTCTTCAAATGAACGCTCAGAGGTCTCAGTTTCGTAGATCTCTTTGTGTTCTGCGCCGTATCGCTCATATTCGTTACCGAACAATACATTTAGCCCCGGAAGGAGCTCTTTAAGCATCTGTGCACGTGAAATAGCCATTTAATTGCTCCTTTTAGGCGTAAGCCAGACCAGTGGCGTTGTTATAACGATGGATACCAAAGTTGATCTTAACAATCAGCTCAGTGTATGTCGTCGGGGTCGCTGCAGTTTCCAGAACAAGGTCAATAACCCGTACTGGGAACGTTGCAGTAACTGCGGGGGAAGTACTCAACACCGAATACGATGAGTTACCAGTAGTCGTGCTTCCAGCAGTTGCCAGAACCGACATATTGGTACCAAGCGCATTTTGTGTAACCGATGCAATTACCACACCACTTGAACAAACTGCTACTTTGAACAGGGTATCAGGATCATCTGCAACAATCGCATAGATCTTGGTTCCTGAAACAATAGTTTGTGATGCTGGGTAGTACTGCGAACGAGTCGGTGTACCATTTGCTGCGGTGTAGAAACATCCCAAGAACACACCAACGGGGGTGTTAGCAGTAGTTCCAGTATCTTTCTCAATTGTGCCACCAACAACTCTCTTTACGAAATCACCGTAAAAAATATTGGTTGCGTAACCACTTGCGATTTCCATGTTACGGGTAGAACCCGCGAACACTTGACCACCAATCAGGTTTATAGGTAGAAACCCATAAGGCCCTTGTACACTAGGGTAAGCCATATTAAACTCCTAAAAAAGTTAAAGTTAACGTCCTTTTCCAAACGACGCCGTGGATCTTTTCTCGTTAAAGAGAGGCATCCGTGGGTCATTCTGTTTCATAAAGCTATTGTCCACCGACTCCATCTGTTTCTTAGTAACGTCGGCATAATAATCATTACGCTGTTGTACTAATTCTTCAGGTGTCTTACAGAGCAATAACCCGGAGATCTCGATGTTGTCCTTAAAGCGACTATTCGGATCTACTAACAGTGAGAACTTAGGTTGTTCTTCAGCCTTGACGGGCTCCCAACCTTCTCGCATTTTTACTGAGAGGTTTTGTGGGTCTGAGCGTCCAAGTGTGGAGACACGAATCCAACGATATGCGTATCCCGGTTGTTTATCCGGTTCGGGTAACAACTCAGGCGGTGCCCACTGCTGGGGACGTTCCGCGGTAATACGAGTATCAAGTTCGCGTGCAAGTCTGTTTGTAGCCATTTTAGTTATTCTCCTTAGATGTCTTTAAAAACTCCTTAGCATAAGTTTCGGGAGTTATTCCTAGTTTCTTAGTTAATGCCATCTGCGACGCATTTAGTTTTATCCGCTTGGAGGATGTACTGCGGGTCGCTGGAGCAACTACAGTGGCTGGTCTTGTTCCTGTGCGCGAATCGGGCCTGCCGCCCCCGGTCGTCGTTTTTTCTTCGACCCCAAAATACTCTGGGAATCTTTTGTGCATTGTTTCGTCAATGGTGTCCCAGTACTTATCTGTGCCCACAAACTGAGGGCCATACTGCCGTACTAATCTTTGCTCCAGTCCTAACGCCAACGCCGTCATTTCTTCGTCACGTTGGAACCAAGTATTCTTATCCTTCCACGCTAGGGCCTTTGAATCCGGCTCTGGTACTACTCTAGAAGGTGCTGCTTCACTATATACACTACTATCTGTTTCCTGTAAAGAAGGTGTATATTCCCTAGCTTTTTGAATCTTATAGTTTACTTCGGCTAATTTACTTTGAGCTTCTACAATACCGTCAGAATCCCCAGCCTCATAAGCATCTTTGTACTGTTTTTTGGCTACCCCTAGTTCGAGTTCCGCTGATGCCTTGTACGTATCTAAGTAAGTTTTCTCGCCCTCAAACAATGTTGTCTTGAGTTTCTTATTCTCCTCCAGCATACGCTTAGCAAAAGCCATAGCCTCGTTCTGTTCACGCATTGCCCGTTCTTTTTCACGGCGCTCATCGTGCCAGACCTTCTTCATCTGTTTAAGACGATTTTTTACCTTGTCTGAGTACTCTTCAAGCTCATCTTTCTCAAGCTCATCGACTAACTCTTTAGGTAACGGTTGCCGCCCACGATCTGCTGCAGGGGTATCGTCTTCTACCTCTATGTCTAGCTCATCTACTTCTTCCTTTTCTACAACTTGTTCCGCCTCGTCGGGGAACTCAAACTCATCTTGCCCGGGTTTCTCTATGGACATTTTAATACTCCTTATGTGTGGCTACGTGACTGCCATTAATACAAATTTGCACTATGCGCGTGAGATGCCTCTTGGATCTTCTACTACAGCTTCCACGCTATCGTCGTTCATGATCCTAAACTCGCGCCCATGTATCTTCAAACGAGTACCTGAAGTTGGTCTGGCTAGAATAAAATCACCTACTTTGCACCAAGGTGCAGGTACCATTTCCCCAGTCTCAGGGTCTTGTTTGTAAGGGAATCTAGACGAATCTTTATAACAAGAAGGGCCCAACGCCATTACAAAGAACACGGTACTTAGTACTTCTTCGTGCCGCATTGAAATATCAGACTTTAACAATCCAGTACTGTACTTAGCCTCAACTTCAGGAATCGTACATAGTATATGGTAGCCTGTTGGTTCTGGTAGCTGCTTTGCTTTCTCCTCTGGTGTTGCTGGTAGTACGGTTGAATCCAAACTATCGGGGTTTGTGCCGATAAGAATCTCACCTTCAGTCATCAGATTTCTCCATTTGCTCTTCGAGGTCTTTTATTAATTCAGCCGCAATGAGAAGACCCCTTACTACACCACAGCTATACTTGTACTCGTCAAAACTTCTGTTCCCTGTAGCTATATCGTCAACCGTACGAGTTTTCTGGTCGTCTAGCTTCTCTAGAATAAGTTCTAGTACGTTCATTTATTTTTCCCCGGTAGTCTAGGATTCATCCCGGCTTTGTGTGCCGCAGCTATCTGATGCCCTAACTGTACGCCTTTAACTTGTGCATCGAGGTGGGCCTTAGCTTCGCCTAACTCCTGCTTATCTGCCGCAGATAGTGCATCCATCTGCATTTTCTTTTCCTTGTTCTTAATTTCAGAACCTAGTTTAACCCCCGCCAACTGTATGTCAAACTCGAGGCGTTTCTCTTCTAGATCCTGTTTATCTGCCGCAGCTATTGCATCCATCTGCAGTCTTTGCGCTTTCAAGGCTTGATCCTGCTGAGCTATCTGTACTTCTTGTTGCTTTATTTGTAGCTCTTGTTGCTGCATTTGCACGATTGGATCTTGTTGTGCTTGTTCAGCTTGTACTTGTGCTGCTTGAGATTTACTGTTTTGCAGTACCTTCTGTGCGGCAGCGGCGGCTAGACGAGATATTTGTACCTCCATCTCCTCGTCCATTTCTTCATCTGGTGCTGGGTAAGGCACACCAAGTTGTTCTTCAATCTGCTTCCTGTACTCAAATGCAACGTGTTCCGCAATATGAGCTTGTGCTGATGCCATAATCGCCTGCGCCATCGGGTTCTGACCCATAGTCTGCATAATCATTGGGTCCTGCATCGCGGCTGTATGTACTTGTATATGGGCTTGGTGGTCTTGGTATATGAACGCCTTGACCGGCTTGCCTTGTAGCACCGCCATGTTTTCAGATACTGGATCAACCGGTTTCTGGTCTTCTTCCATTTTTACTAGCTTCTCAGCGTGCTTTATCCCCAGAACTCCCAACATCTGCCGATGTAATAGTGGTAAGTCATATAACTGAGGAGCCTGTTGAGCTAACTGCATAGCGGCTTGGTACTGAACTACTTTCTGGGACATTGTTGCTGCGTTAGGATCAGACACCGGGATCACGTCGCACATATCGTAATCAGCTTGCTTCGCCATCCGCTTATCTTGACCGGGCTCGTAGTCATACGAATCAGGGGTGTAGTCTCTAATAATATCTCTTAAGAGATATTATTAGAGACTACA